CCCCCCGTAAGGGGCGGTTGGGTAAGGTGTGGTGACGCTTTTAAACCTAAAGAAGGCGAGCTATATAGCGCCACGGGCCCAGCTCTTTCAATTCCATGTAACATTTTTCCGCAGCGTGATCGCACCGGCATGGTCCGGCACGCGCTGTTGGTTGCACCAACGGGTTGCACTCACATAGCGGGGGCGCGTGAAACCCCTCGAGCGGCGAGCTCGTGTTGCGCAAAGTGGGCGGCGGCCTAGCGCCTAGCCCAAGAACGCCTTGCCCAAGGCGCCGCCGGTGGCCATGCCGGTCGCAATGTCTGGCCGCCCCAGGGCGGTTGCGACGGGAGCGCCGGCCAAGGCGACGCGAGAGGCGACGCGACCAATGCTGCGAATCGCACCAAGAACACTAGCAAAGTGGTTCTTGTTGCGACTGAACTGGGGAATGGTCTTGAGCGTCGCCACGGAGTCGGCATAAGTGCGCCAGCTGCCAGGGGGCACCTGCGTATAACGCCAGGTGTCCTCGCTCTCAAATTCCACACCACCGCCATAGATCAGTCGGCCAGACTGCGCTTGAGGTGAGGCAGCCTCGGTGGGAATGGGAATGGAGAGGGTCATCACGATGTAGTCAGTCGTGTTGACCATGGGGTAGGCGCTGTAGCCGACGCCGGCATTAGCAAGCGGGCCGTCCAGCGGCAGCATGTCGTAGTCCTTACCGCCTGACGGGCGCGCCCAGCCGTAGGCGCCCTCCTCAACGCTGTCATACCACGCATTGGGATTGTCGGCGATGAACTCGTAGGGCGTCTTGAGATCGGGGGGCAGCGCGTAAAGGTCGGGGGGCAACGAGCCAGGAGACTGGTACTGGGCGACCTTGCCCGCGCGCCATCCTGGCGAGGCGTCGTTCGTGAACATCATGGCATTGGTGAGATAACGAATCTCCTCGAGCGCCGGCTCGTTGACGTCGAAGCCCGGGGCCATGAGCTGCCCGATACAATCGCCAAACATCGAATGCTTGACATTGATTTGGATCGGGGTGGTATCAAGGGCGGCCGCGCTGCCGGAGGCCGTGATGAACATACCTAGGTAGCGGATCGACACGGCGTAGTGGGCGCCAGCAGTCATGCCGAGCGCGGCCTGGTTGACGGCAGGCGCCGCGCCAGCGCGCGTGATTGGGATGTCAGAGTAGCCACCACGGTGCCAGACACGGAACGTGAACAGGTAGGTGTTGGCGGCTACGAACCCGCCAGACATGGAGTACGACGAGTTCGTGTACACGGCGTTGAGGCAGGCGTCAATTTCAAAGCCAGTGGAGCCGTCGGGCAGCAAGATGGGGCGCTGCACAGGCCCGTGGGCCTTACGTGTGGTCACGCAAAGCGCGTACGACGGCAGAATAAGGTCGCCGCCTCGGACGTTGAAGTTGATGGCGGGCCCACCACTCGCGAACTCCTGGTACCACTGATAGGCCGTCTCGACGCTCGCCTTGGCGCGTGACGCGGAAAAGTCAATGTAGGTCAGGTAGCGCCGCGGGTCCTTGAAGAGGCAAAACACCTGGGAGCTCAGGTCGAACTGAGAAGGCCAATTCTGGTCGGCAGCGAGGCCGTAGAACCGGGCCTCGATGTAAGTCCAAGGGCGGGCTATGCCAGTCGGGCGACTGTCGTACTGGCCCGTGTGACGAACTGGCATACTCGTAAGAGGAAGCGTGTAGGCCAGTAGGTAAGCGACCGCCTCGGGGTTCATGCGGTGCTGCCGGGCGTGGGCGACCAACTTAGGTCCCAGGATTGCGTGCAGTTTGGACAGCGAATCGTGAAGTGAGGGTTCCATTGGGACGTTGACACGTTCAACGACGCGCTTGTCAGAGTTGGCGGGGGGTTTGACGCGGGGCCTGGCGGGGGGCTTGCGGGGGCGGCCGCCGCCGGAGGCGGGAGACTTGGGTTTCGGGCCCTTCTTCTCGATGACCACGACATCCATATGAACTTTGGCTTGTGTGTTCTTCACAATTGGGTCATGCGGCGCTGCAGCGCCGCACAGGCTCATAGAACAGATAGTCGTCAAAGTGTCTTTTACGAAGTCGGTCAAACGCTCAGCGGGCGTACGGCCCGTGGGCCAAGGGCAAAGTGGCGAAGCAGGGTCATGCAATTCAGCAAAACTGGCGTCGTGATTGCGAAGCTCGTCGACGTGGATACGACGAGTCGTGATGGTTGGATCTTGCCGCCCACAGTAAGGTCCCACGGACAAGGCGGCCTGAGTCGCCGGGCCGCGATCCTCAACGTCGTGGGCACAAACGCGGCGTACCACCCAGTGGTCAAAAACAGAGCCGAGTGGCAACAACGCTATGGCGGCTTCAACTTGCTCAACATCACTTGGGGCGAGGCCGTACAGCTCGCAAAACTCGCTCATGCCAAGCTGGGAGCACTCATAGCGCTTGGGAGCGCGAGGACGTGCGGCATTAGGCCACCAGCGCCGCCACGGGCCGTCACGAGGGGGCCCGAGCTCGCGTGACCACCGGTCAAGGGCGGCGGCGACTGCGCGGAGTACCGGGACGTGGGCAACGTCGAAGTACCATGACACGGACGCGCAGTAGAGCCACTGGTGATCAGTCAGCTGACTACGCAAGTGCCAGCCCATTTTCGCGAGCGCGCGGCCAGCCTTGGGTGCCCAAACGCGTCCGCCGGTGGTGTGGTAAAAGCGGCCACTGCAGTAAGTGGCATGCAGGGGCTTGGTCGTCTGCACGGCGGTCAAACGGTGGCCGGCGGCATCGAAAGCGGCTATCAGAGCGGCCGGCGTGAGCGCATCAGGGGGATGCACGGTTATGTTATCGTCACCCAGGACGGCGGAACGAAACCGCGGCCGCTGTAAATCATTACCACACGCGACCAACGCGCGCAGTATGCAGTAGCCATCAGCCGCGCTGTTACCAACAGACGTGCCAGGGACGCCGCTCAATCTGAAAAACAAACAGATGACGTGCAGCAACCCAGGCGACACGAACTTGGAAAACACGGCGAACTCGAACTCAATGACGCGCCGCGGCATGCCGTAATGATGGCAGTGAAGGGCAAAGGTTCCGGCGCAACGCAGGCCATATCGACCGTCCCAGCGGGCCGAATCGCCCTCAGTTATGACGGCCGAGGGCCCGACGAATTCCAGCGCGGCTTCGAACCACTCACCTAACTGCTTGGCATTGCGCCCGGCCGTGTAATGTATGGGGTTTTCAGCGTGCCAATCGGACTTGAGGAGATTGCCGGCGCAATGGTACCACCGCCCGTAGTAAACGGTGGTGGCGGCGTCCGGATTTTGGATCGCACGCGCAGTAACGTCGGGCCAACGGCCATCGGTAACCTGATTGGCAAGCTCTCTCTTGGTGAACGTCTTAAACTTAGTCTTGGGCCGACGGCAATTGACAAGCCAATCCCGGCGCATGACGGCTGCACGGTGCAGCGGAAAACGCGTAACCCACTGCTCGAAAGGAGTTTGACGCATTCGCCGTCGCTTGTGGTAACCAGCGGCGAGGGCCATGGTCACAATAGCTAAGTCGGGCGTTTGGGTCGTGGGCTGTTGCAACAGCACACGGCCAGTAATAGAGTTGATGGAATTATGGTCGCACTTACGTGTGACATGTGGGTCCCTACCCGCGACGCCAAATAAGCACGTGGCTGCGACCCTGGGCGCACATGGTCGCGGGTGGTGCAACCACCTCAGGGTCGCAGGGCTTTTAAATTGGCGGACGGAGTGACGCCCGGACAGTAGTCGAGCACAACTCGGAACGGCGCAACGGCGTAGCCGGCAGCACGTCGGAAAGCACCATAAACCGCTACGCCGGTGGCCGTCCATCCGCGAACGAAGCTAGACCAGTCAGCGGCCCAATCGATGCAGACAGGGCTTGGCAATGGCATGGGCTTATGCAACAAATAGGCGGTTGAGTTCCACGCGCCGTGAAAGCCGATGGCGTTTTCCAAGGGCAAGACGGCGGTCAGGGTGTGAAAACCGATGCGCTGCAAAGCGGCACCGCCGCCAACACTAGCCTCAACAAGGCCGAACATCGCGCCGAAGGTTGCGCGCATCCAGCGCGTCGGCAAAAGGTGCTTGAGGTGCTCTTCGAGCATAGCGTGCACGAGGCCGCCGGCCACGTAACGCATATCGGAGTTCATGAGGCCTACGCGAGAATTGCCGTCGAGGAAGCCCGCGACAGCAACTGTCGCGAGCGACATGGGTGAGCGAGTGGCAACGGCGATGGCAGTGGCAAGAGTCAAATCAACAACATTGCACTGCGGCAAGCCGAAAGCCGCGTCCATAACGCGAATTCGAGTGCGGAGCGTGCGGTAAAGCGCAAAGAGGGCGACGGAAGCGGCCAAAAAAAGCGGCCAAGCGCGCGCAGCGCGCCGGGCGGCCACGTTGGCGTCGTCGATCATGGCATAGGCCCGCTCAAGCCAGTCGGGTGGCGCGTAAACGCGCGCAACGGCGCGCTCGGCGGCCTGAACGACCAAGCGATTATCCGCGAGCAAATTGTTGGCGGCCATTTCAGCAGGCAAGCCCAACAGGGCGGCGGTGGCAACAGTTGCGGCTACGGCAGGGGCGCGAAGCGCATCTGGCCACTTATGGCTGCGGTAGGCGGAACGAACCTGATCAGTCAATGCCGCGGCGTTGTCCTTGGTACGTGGACGACCCGTATACCAGGCGGTGGCCTCGGCCAACACGGCAGCAGATACATACACGCGGCTGCGGCCCTTAGTGACCAGCAAGCCGTAGGCGGCGGCGTGTGCCGATAGAGGCTCGACCTCGATAGGCAGCGCAGCGGGCGCGACGGTGGCGGCGGTGGGAAACACGGCGCCATAAGCGGCAGTAGGGGCGCTTACAAAATGGGGGCTGAACACAGGGTCGGGGGCCACAGAGGTAAGGGCGAACTCGACGAACCGAATCAAGCCCCAAGTGGCAATGGTCGTGACGCCAATGCGACCCTCGTCCGTGTCCTGCGAGCTAGAAACAAGCCAATCAGGCACCGGGTGAACGTAGGGCGCGTGGTTGCCCCTGACGTGCATGGTCACCGTCGGCGGGGTCGTGCGCGGATCAACGGAGTACTCAGCCTCGTCGAATAGAGTGCCCCACGGACCGGGAAAGTCGTGAACCAGGGCAAAGAAGCGAGAGCCCCTGCGTAGGGCGGCGGCAATAAGGGCCGGGCGCAAATACCACGCAGAAAAGGCGGCGATGTAAGTGACCTGGTCAGGGGCCGCTATGTGGGTGCATGCGGGAAAGACGCACGAACACCAAGTGGGCTGGCGGCTTTGGCTGAGATGGTCGCCGTACTTGAGATAGGCACGATGGCGAACAGGGTCGTCGGCCAAGATGTCGGGACACAAGCCCCACCAATTGGCGTGGGCGTGTACAACGCGCTGGCGATTACTTCCAATGTCGACGACTTGTCGCCCGGGACAGTTCTTCACTAGGTAAGCGGCGGCCATGATATGAGCGGCCTCGGCGGCAGCACGGGCAGCCGGGTGGCGGGCGTCCTTATGGCGCCCATCGAGGAAGTTGACATCGCGGAACCACTCATGGAGGCGATCCCAGTAAGGCCCATTACGAGGGTAGTTGACGTAAGGGCCGTCGGGCACCACGACTACGGGGAGCTCCGGCGTGGGCTCGACGGTCAATTTGGGCGGAGGAGGCCCGGCTATGGGTGGGGGCGGGCTAACGATGGGCGCGGCCTTGTGCTTACGCTCGCGACGCTCCTCGCGTGCGTGGCTACGCTTATGGTCCTCGAAGGCGTTGAAGGCGACCATCTTATCGCACGCGCTGCACTTACGCATGCACGCGCGTTGGTGAGTCTTAAGCTCCTTCTTGTTATTGCATACGGCCCAGCAATTGTGACAGTGAAAGTCATACAAGTGCGGGTCTTCAACGCCCTTATGATGCGTGGCAACGTGCTGGGCCAAGTTCTTATCGTCGGGGTAGTCCTTATCACACAGCTCGCAAATCACCATGGTTCGAAGTCGCTCGACAAAGTTGGGTAACAACTTGGCCGCGCGGGCGAAGAACGAGGTGGTTGGCCGAGTAGTGGTTTCGGAATAGGCGACATGAAGGGCCAGCTTAATTCCAACGACGACCTCATCGACGGCAACAATTGGCAGCGTTGGTGAGGGTGCGGCGTGGAGGGCCATAGGCTTGATTGCCATCCATTGACGGTAAGCGCAGGCAATCAGTCGGGGCATTGAGTTAATGTAGCCGGCAGGGGCGACCTCGCAATCGGGGGGATGGCAGTCGCAGGGCACCAACTCGGCTATCGTCCCCAGGGATCGATAGGCGTAATTGAACATGCCGTAGCGCACGTGGCCCGTGGAAGCCGGCATAGGATCTACGATCGCGCGGATGACGTGGAACTGGATGCCCCCTCGCTCGTAGGAGCGATTGGCAGAGTAGTCGACACCAACGCGACGACGCACGCACACGGGTCGCTGGCCGCCCACCTCATCATAAGCATGAGCAGCGGCGAATGCATCCGCGGTCCAAAGGGGGGCGCCGCGGAGCATGGGGTATGCGTGGTTGTTGTTGTTGCTATGTTGTCTTGTATTAGAACACG